CTTTTAAATGCAATGGCGATATAGTGATCTCTTCGTGTAATAAGGTGTATGGTTCTGAGACGATAAGGGCAGGCGAGAGCCAAGAGTATTTGGAGATACTTGGCATGGTGGTGGGTAGGGTGTTAAAAGGTTAATATTTGTAAAACTTGCACTTTAATAAGCCTCTATAATCAGGAACTATAGAAAGTTCAACACCTAAAAAATTTCCTTTTACTCCTAGTGTTGTTTTGCTCGCATCGTTAAAAGCTTGAATAATAGTGTTTTCCACAAGTTCTTCATCTGCACCTGTAACACCAATCATGACAGCAGAACATGTTGTTATGTAATCTTGTGGTTGTACTTTATCATTAGTGTATACTTCTATGGATTTGTACCCAAAGTTTACCCAAATGTCTCTATATTCATCTTCATTTGATGTTTGTACATAGATGTTCTCTGTACATATCTTTTTACCATCACATAACTCATTTTTTCTAATATTCATTTGGTAATGATTTAGCAAAACATTTTTGATTGCGTCTCTTTTCTTCTCCATAAAAGTGATAGGTCTTGGTTCTGCTCTGTCTATTATGTTTTCTTGAGGTTTAGTATCGTTTTTTTCATTGAGTATAGTTATAGCTTCTTCCATGGTTAATTCTACTTTTTCTTTACTAGATGGTACTTCGTCACTCTCATAAAAATACACAACATAAACTATAAAAAACAAAAATACCCAAAACAAAGCAGCCAAAAAACTAACTACAGGGTGAACTTCTTTTTTAGACATAAAACTACCTTTTTATCGAAATTATACCAAAAAGTAAAAAGTGTATTGACATATAGTAAGCAAAGCTTAGATAATACTAATCTAAAGTAAATTACAGATAGGTTGAAGTATTGGAAGACACAGTAAAAGAAGTTAGCGTAGGCGTTACAAAAGGCTATTTAGATAGCGGTGCTATTGGGTTGGTGGCTATTACTTTTTTAGTGCTTTTTATTGCTTCTACCTATAGGGATTATAAAAAAGACAATGCACGCGATAAACTCTCTCATTCTTTCCAAGCACTTACAGATAATCAAACAAAACTTACAACTATGTTTCAGAGTGAAATAAATAGACACAATGAAGTTATAGGATTACTTACTAATGTACTTCAAATCGAACGAAACAATACAAAAGAGTGTTACAACGGGATGGTAGATAACCAAGACAAAATGGATAGAAAACTTGATGAAATTATAAGGGTGGTAACAAAAAATGCTTAACTTCCTCTCAAATAAAATAAAAACTTACATTATATATGGATTATTTTCTCTTTTACTCGCTACAGGTGCGTCACATCTTTTTTGTTACTTTGAAAAAGAGAGTCTCAAGAGTGAAACAGTCAAACTTACTGAGGCTGTAAATATACTTCGTGATGATGTGGCTAAAGCGGTACGTGCAGAACAGAGCTGTAAACGTAGTATAAAAAAACTTATCGATGCGTCACGCAAAAAACAAAAAGTGATAAATACTTACAAAAAAACTTTAGAGCAGGGGGTACAGCATGAAAAGATTGACACTGTTAACGATTTCATTGATTATGCTAAGCGGTTGCAGCGGTAAAAATTTACCAAGTGTAGTTACTGAATATATAACGTTAAAGCCTGATGTCCCTAGTGAGCTACTAGATGCAGAGAAAGCACCTGATGCAAGTATGCTTCAAGATGTAGAGATATGTAAAGGTACTGAGCAGTTAAAACTATATGGCACAGCACTACTTCAAACGAACTACACAAATACACAAAAATTAAACGCTTTAAAAGAGCTCCTAAAATGAGAGAAAACCAAACAGGTGTCATCTCCGCCATACGTTACGTAAAAGTAGGTAGTGGAAAGTTGTGTGAGGTTAAAGTAAAAGTTGATGGACGTGACACACATTGGCTACCAAAGGCAGGGATGATATCTAAGGCTTTTAAGCTACATATCCCACCAACTGTTGGTGACCAAGTGATAGTGCATAACGAGTATGGCAAAGATGAAGATGGGTATGTAACTGACAACGTGGCGTTTACAAAGATACATCACTCTTCTTCTATAAGCTCAAATACTATGGTGTTAGAAGCAAAAGACGGCACGAAATTTACACACAATGTAAAAGGCAAGGTGCTAAAGATAAAGACACCGTGCAAAGTGACTGTGGATGCGAAGCAAGACATCACACTTCGAGCACCTAATATTAATGTATATGGGAATTTGAAAGTAAAAGGTGATATTTCAAACGATGGGGACATCGTTAGCACTGGCGACATAACAGGCTCAAATTTGTATTCGAGTGGAAAGATATCTGCGATGGGTGACATTACTACTGCTACAAATATATGGACAACAAATTTATTTATCGCTGGAGGTATCTACATTGCCTGATTTTTCAAAGATAAGCTGTGAACAAGGTGATAGTGCAGTTTGTAACATACCTACTATAGCAAAATATGAATGCAATATCCCGTGTATAAGCTCAGAGTGTCCTGCATGTACTGCATGTTGCGACGGTGATAAAGATGATACTTGCGGTAACTGTGGCTTTAGCCTTACTTGCACGCCTACAAGCTGTGGTTCGTGCGGATGCGTGCAAGATGTCAAAGCTGAGACTTGCACCAGTTGCGGTGTATCACCTATACCAAACTGTACTGCATGCATAGCATGTGGTGAGGTAAATGTAAATCCATGCGGAAACTGTGTTGAGTGTGGTGAAGCATTATGATAAAAATAGAAAACTTAAAAACGACCATCCCTACAGACAAACACGGCTACGCAGTTGCTCCTGTAGACAGTTGGCTTGATGCACTTATGACACGACCTCGTGCTGTGGTGCATAACTTAGAGTATGGCACTTTATTTCCTACACGCAAACACAGAGGCTTAGGTAATGGCACGCTCATAGACATTAAGCGTGATTTTAAAGATGCTTGTAAACACGACCCACGTTTAGAGTTAATATCTGTAGATTTTAACCTTTCTCAGGCTTCTGTAGGCGTGGTAGGTTTTGCTGTGCATTTGAGTACAGGCATCATTCAAGGAGATTTGGCAGCATGAGTATAGAACTTGAAAATAGTTTAAAGAACTTACCAATCCCTAGCATCATAGAAGTAGATGCATTTGATAAATTTTTGGCTGAAAATATAGTGACAGCAAAAGAGGTGTTGGGTGAAGATTGGCTTCCTTTAGAGTCAGACCCTTATATGAAACAGCTTCGCATCCTCACGCTTAGAGCGATGCACAATCAGGCTGATAAAAATGAGACGATAAAGCAACTACTAATCACCACGGCTACAGGCATAAACTTAGACCATTTGGGTATTGAAAAAAATGTGCTTCGAGACAAAGGTGAAAAGCCTAGAACTACAGCTCAGATGACTCTTTCTACTTTACTGCCTTTTGATGTGACAGTATTTGCAGGAACGGTGGTAAACAATGCTCAAGATAGTTATTCAGAGGAGATAGTAGAAGCGGTAGTGGTAGAAGATGTCACCATCGCAAAAGGTGACCGAACGTGCATTGTTGAGTTGGAACTAGATAAATACGTGAGAGAGAGTGATGTGCAATGTGAAAACATCGTTACCACGCTTCCTTTTGTGGCACGTGTAAAACAGCTACAAAACTTTACAGGTGGCTTTGAGTTAGAAGATGATGACAGATACAGATATCGCATCATCCTTTCTAACGCTAAGTACTCTACCGCAGGATGTAGCGATGCATACGAGTACTTCACTAGACTTGCAGACAGTCGCATAGATGATGTGACCATCTCTGCACATGAAGGTGTAGTGAAGATAGTCGTACACAGTTTTACAAGTGCAGATGAAGCGATGCTTGAGAGAGTCTATGAAGCGGTAAGTGCTAAAAGCGTGAGACCTATCAGTGATGCACCTGTAGTGAAATTGGCTGAAAAGATAGATGTGACACTAGATGTAAACGTGGAACTTTTTAACCCACTTGAAGCAAACGTGACTGAGCAGCAGATACGTGCTAACTTCGAAAATGCTTTTTTCATAGGTCAAGACTTGGTGCGTTCAGATGTAGATAGGAAGTGTCACCTAGACAATGTTTATAGAGTCAATACAGACTTTATCGATGTACTTGCAAATGATGAGCAAGTCATAAACATAGTCGCGTTAAATCTTTCTTTTAGTGGAGTTTCTCAATGAGTTTACTCCCCTACAAATACCCTATAGAAGAGCAGAACTTCGCATCGCGTATGATGGATGTAAAAGCTATGTGTGCTTATGATGAGTTAGACAATCATCCTATGACATGTAAGGCTTCTTTACTGCCTCATTTGGCACAGAGTGAGAACTTAAACATAGATGGCATGTTAGAGCATGAAGCACGCTTGTATATCGCTAATGCGAGTGATATCTATGGGAGCAAAGGCACGATAGCTAGTGCTTTACGTGTATTGTCAAGTATAGGATTACATACAGATACACATCCTGCTGAAATCATAGAGTATAGAGACGTGCAAACGAAACTGTATTCTGAGTTTCATAATGGCACAAAATTGCAAGATGGTACTTCGTTGCATAATGGTGGTATGAGTATTTATCCATTTAAACTGAAGTGGTATCAAATCAAAATTATATTGACAGTGCCTGCTAGTAGTAGGCAAGTAGCTATAGCGTATAGACTACTAAAAGAGGTGTTACCTGTACGATGCGAAATAGTAGAGGTCCTAACAAATATAGCGAACTATCATGACGGAACGACGTTTCAAAATGGTATGTCAAATCATGGAAATTGGAGAGCATAATGGCAGAAAACGAACTTTTAACCCATCAAGATTATATTCGTAAAAATGAGATTGATGGTATAGAAAATAAGAGTGATAGTGATATCTACGAATATCCTTCTTTAGTAGTACTCGGTGAGAGTGACGAGTGGCATGAAAATATCATGGGTGAGAGTGAAAACACGCTTGACCTTGGTGGTCAGCATAGTCCGAATGTGGTGGCTCTTAAACAGTTGATAGGGCGTGGTAATCATAACAAACATCGTATTGATATGTTAGAGAAGCAGGGTGGCATCAAAAACCTATGGGTAGACGGTGCGATGCAGATATGGGACGACGGCATCAGTGGCGATATAAGTGCAACTAATCAGCCGCGATATGGGTATGGTATCCAAATAATGAGACATCATAGTGTAGATATTAACGGTCAAACAATAGGTACGGGTGGCTCAACGTATCATTGGGAGCGTGTAGTAGAAAATGACCGCACTTGGCTAAAAATGACGCATGTAGGCTCTGTGCAAAGTGGCTACATAGGTCAAAGATGGGAACGTGACACACTTCAATTTTTAAAAGGCAAAACAGTTACGCTTAGTTTTGATTATAAATGTGGCTCAAACATGCAAGGCACAATGATTTTTTACAACGAGCAAGACATACTACATGATGGAATAGGAACAAATATGGGAAGTGCAGTAGTTGACTACATAGGTGATAATCAAGTGCATAGAGCTAGTGTCACTGTCACTTTGTCGACAGATAATATAGCTCCTGATGCCAACGCTTATTTTGGCATACAGTTAGGTTATGGAAATGGAGGTGTCCCAAATGGTTCTGTCCACTTTTCTAACATACAGCTAGAAGTAAACGATAAGGCAACAGATTTTGCACATGTTCCTATAGCTATCGAAAGATTACGATATGGACGTTACTATCAAAAAAGTCCGTCATGGATAGCTGGACAGAGAATAGCAAACGCAAACAGAGTGAGTCTTCATCATGATTTTGTTCCGAGCATGAAGTCTGCACCCATGGTAAATATAACTGCACTTGCACAATATAACAATATGGCAGTTCTACTCCCAGTAACAAGTGTAGGCAGTACGAACCAACAGAGTTTAGGAACGTACGCAAATGTCAATGCGACACTTGTGGACTCAGCCTATATATACAAATTTGTAGCTGATGCAAGGATTTATTAATGATACAAAAAATTAAAAAAGCAAAATGGAATAACTTAGAAAAGAGTGAAGTAGTACTTACTTTTATGAATGATACAACTGCAAAGCATATAGTAGATGATGTAATGAGAGAGCATACTTCTTCTTATTTGACGTTTATCAAAGATGGCGAGGTTGAAGCGTTTGAAACAGAATCAGAACGCATCAAGCGTGAAGAAAACGAACAAAAACAAGCACAAAAGCAAGCACGAGATGAAATGCTTAAACAGGGTACTATCTCTCAGGATGGGAAAATGTGGTTTAACTTCGAATCTGCCAATATGTTTATGACTGCGGTGGGTACTTTGGATGTAGGGGAAACTATATCATGGTATGACAAAGACAGACAAAAAGTGGTGCTGACTTACGACGAAGCCAAAGCGTATAGTAAAGAGATTCGTATCGTGATGCAGTCACTTTATGGACTCAATTAAAAAAAGGATAGAACAATGAAAAAAATGTTGAAAATAAGCCTAGTGGCACTACTCACACTCAGTGCTTTTACGTTTACAGGATGTGACGCATCTAAGCAGGGTGATACGGTATCTATAAACTGTGGTGATGGTGGTTGTGGTGATGTAACTGTGGGTGATGGGAACGAATACCACTATGCTAATGACGGAACAGGTGCAAACGACCCATACTTTGGAGATGTGCCTTATGATGCAACTTTTAACAAAGCTGAGTGTAATCAAGCTGGTTATTTCTTTTGTTCCATAGAACAAAAATGTCTAAACAAACCACTCACAGGCGGAAGCTGTACTGCTTCCAAATAACATGTATAAAAAAAGAATTGATAACAAAACAGTATTGCTATATGCAGATAATGGCGATACGGTAGTTGTGTATGAGGAAGAAAAAAACTTCTGTACCCGTGACTACTGTACATGCTTTTGGGATAAATTTTTAAACTATGTACTCATACCATGCTGTAAACTCCATGATTTTAACTATGGGAAACAGCACATAAGCAGAGCGGAGGCAGATAAAAGATTGTTTAATTGTTTAAAAAAACACTCTTTCTTTTTACTAGCAGGTTCTATGTGGTTAGGTGTGCGAATATTTGGCTGGTACTTTTGGCGTAAAGCAAGGAAAGAAAAGATGAAAAACGTGTCAAACGCGATAATGACAGAAGATGAACTCTTGGCACACTTCAGTGAGCAGATAGAAGAGGGTGAGTATGTCAATCACTACCTATATCAAAAAAGAGATGACAACACACTCACCGCGTGGATGTGCTGTGATTTCGAGGTAGTAGGCAAAGGTGGAGACATTCTCTTCAAAGGTGGTTGTGGTGAGGGTATTTGCTACGACTTGGAAAAACATAACGTAACTTTAGAAAAAAGGAAATAACATGGGTCAAGGAATTAAAGTACTACCTGTCAAGAATGACAGTGCAGTAGCAACATTGGTTAAATCATTAACCGTGATAGGTTTAGTGGGTGTGGGTGTGACCACAGATTTGGACAACGATACAAAGGCACTTTTAGAAGCACAAAGCGGATTACTTCTGTTTAGTAGTGCAGATGAAGCTTTGGAGCTTTTTAAAGACAAAGCAGGAACGATTAGAGAAGATTTGTACGACATCAAATTGCAAAATGTGCATAATCCTATCGTGATCTCTTTTGTGGGAACTACATCCGCAACTTTAGAAAAAGACC